CCCGACGCATTTAAAGTAGTGTCCTTCATCAAGAACGAGAAGATCAAATTGAAAGATGACGATCCAGTGCCACGACTTATTTCCCCACGCAACGTTCTCGCCAATATATTACTCGGTTCGTACATCCGCCCCCTTGAAAAAGCTATTTACAAAGCTATAGACGAGGTGTTTGGACGTAAAACAGTGGTATCTGGCCAGAACGCCAAGCAGATCGCTGAGATGATCCGCGGAGCATGGGATGAGTTAGACGATCCGATTGCAATCACTTTTGATCTCTCTAGAATGGACCAACATGTGTCACATGTAGCTTTGGACTACGAATTTTCGTTCTATACCAAGATGTACCGCGAGGATCCTACGATTGACACCCTTCGGTGGTGTTTGGAGAGGATGATCCACAACAAGTGCGTCATGTACACCAAGAAAAATGGGCTCGATGTTAAGATCGCCTATGAAAAGCTTGGATCTAGAATGAGCGGCGACATGAACACATCACTAGGAAATAAATTGTTGATGTGTAGTCTCCTTTATTCGTATTTCAAAGGCCACTTAGGGTTGATACCACGATTCGACTTCAACGTCGTCGACAACGGCGATGACTGCGTAGTCATCTTGAGTCGCGGTGGCCACGAACGTTACAAGCGCCTCACTGAAACAACAACAGTTGCGAGGCGTGTGGCGTTAATCGATCCTTCACACACCAAACGAGTCAGGCTTGGCACTATAACATACCCCGTTGCTCCCACCAAGTCCACACCAAGTAATTGGTTCCTGGAGATGGGCTTCACCCTTAAGGTTGAAGGAATCGTCTCTAAATTCGAGCACATTGATTTTTGCCAAACTCGTCCATGTTTCATAGACGGCGAGTGGCTCATGGTCAGGACTTTGGCTGCTCTGAGTAAGGACACTTATTGCTTGAAGGCACCAGAATACCTCCGCAAGAGGATGGGTCAGGTGCGGACTGGTGGGCTTAACACTTACGGCAGTGTCCCTCTTTATTCAGCTTTTTACAAGTGCTTTCCCGAGTATAACGGTAAGAAGAAAGACAACGCATGGCTGATGGAGGGCACCGGTATGTATTATCTCTCCAATGGGATGACAAGCACTGGAGTGGTGAGTGACGCGAACAGAGTGGCATTTTACGACACATTCGGGGTGACACCTCGGGAGCAGGTGTTGATCGAGCAACATTACAACGAGTTGCAATTCGGTCAAGGGGATGACAACAACTTTGGAAGGATGCTCCCAATATAATTATACAAAGTTATATATA